TTCCTGTAGTCCCAGATGGGACATAAAAAGCCTGTGCGCCAAAAGCCGCTGCCGTAATATCGACAACTGCCGCACCTGACCCTGCGCCATCCAAGTAAACAATCCTTTTTGTTCCAGCAAGAATAGTGACTGTAGAACCAGAACCTTGCTTGATAATGATCGACTGACCACCGCTAGTCGCATTCTCAATGATCTGTACTCGCTTGAGAGTATTTGGAGCGATTGTGATAGTACAAGCAGAATCTAACGTGCCTGTATACTGAAGATGTAAAGCTCTAGCAGGATCTGTAGCTCCATCTGCTACTGTGCTAGTGTGGGTATCTGCGTTAGTAGTAATGCTTTCTGTGCCTATACCTAATGCTTCACCAATAAGCTCAAGCGAAGTGTTAGTGCTAGTACCCCAATCAGCATCTCCATTAGCAGGTTCTGCTACTCTTAAATTGTTTACATATGTTGCTGCCATAATTTATGCCGCTATGTCCGTCCAATTTGGTGTTTGTGTGGTTGATATAGCTTGGTAGTTAGGTGTTTGGCTAGGATCTACCTCAGACCATACATTCACGGAACTGAGTGCTGATGTACCCGCTACACCTGTAACACCTAATGATATACCTCCACCAGCCGTTTCTGTTGTATTACCAACCGTGGCATTGGCTGAGACTCCAGTAACATTTATCCCCGTTCCGTCTGTAGCAGTAACACTACCTAGTGCGCTAGTTAGTCCTGTAAAAGCTACGTCTTGGTTATAACCACCTTCGTTATAACCTTGAGTTATACTGTTATAGCCTTCAAAGACTATGTTTACATTAGACATTAAGCAATCCTAATTATTGCGCTACTTGCGTCTGCGGTTGGGAAAGTTATTGTAAAGTCCCCAGAACTAGTTGTCTTATCAGTACCAAAGTCTAATACTGCCACCGCCCTATTTGCAGACCCTGCCGTGGTTGAAGAATTATATATAAGTGCTCCTCTGGCCGTTATGGTGGAACTACTCCATGTAGTGTCCGCAAAATCTACCAATGCCGTGGTGCTTGAGGTTGTAGGGGTTACGTTAGTTAGCGTATTACCTCCTGCTGAATACCCTGTTCCAGACGCTTGGTTACTATCGGCATAAGCAGTTGTACTCGCTCCAAGACTAGCACTACTAGTAAACAAAGCTATTTTAAAAGTATTACCAGTGCCAGTAGAAGTAGTGGTACCTCCACCAGAACCATTAGTAAAATTATGTATACCCTGTAGTATCTCTTGCTTAAACGATGTACATAACGCTTGCGTTATAGCCATTATAGTTTCCTCAGTGTTTCAGCCACATCAGCATGGCCTTGTTTCTTAAATTCATTATAAAGTGTAGTTCTATCACTTTTAATAGCTTGATTCAAAGCATGTACAATTACATAGAACATTCTTTCTCTAAACGCTTCTGCCTGTTGTCTTAGTACAGGATCGGCACTATCGGCAATGTTTATGATCTTAGCCACAGCGTTTGCCGCTAACTCTTCTGGAGTGTGTCCTCTCTCGTTAGTAGTCTGTACTTCAAAGCCTCCTACAGAAGCTTTTACCTCTACATCAAACATATTAACCTACACTCATTCTATATTGACCGGAACGATAAGCGTCTTCTCGTAACTTGTTATCCCCAAGGGCACCAAGTAGAGTAATCGCCTCTACATACATTTTTTGATAAAGAGCGACCATATCAGCTTCGCCTTTCATAAAACGTATGGCTTCTACCAAGGCTCCGTTCAACAGTGCGCTATCAAAGTCATCTCCTAACCAAGATGTACTAGCGGTAACTATTGATTCTGGGTAGTACCCATAATGAAACTCAACGTCAAATGCTGCGTTAGGAGTTGGACCTATAATTAAAGACTCGTCTGTAAAAAACGCATAATGTTTAGGAACACCCGTTGTAGCTGGGTTGGGGTAGGCTTCTCGTATAAAATTTACGTCTTTATTCAAAAGGTATATGTATTCACTTGAACTTATAATAGCTAAAGAATACGACCACAAAAAATCAGTAGGTAGAGTCAGGTATTTGTTTCCACTACTCATGTTACCTGTTTGGTTTTTACGTAACGCAGGAAACTGAACAGTATTGTATATTTTCTGCTCGGCTTGTTGAGTGAACAGCTTTAACTGATCATCTGTGAAAGTAGTCTCACATATGTCCTGAATATTTGCCTTTAACTCGGTATAGTTCATAAGTTATGCCATCGGGCCTCTTGCATACAGACCTTTAGTGGCTGCTCCTGTGCCGCGTATCTTTACACCTTTAGAGTTGTCCACTTTCTTCTTTTTCTTCTTTTTGTTCTTTGGTTCTTCAAATAACATAATTACATCCTTATGTTGTGGTGACTGTTACGGAACCCACACTTCCAGTTCCAACCAAATCGTTATCTGTTAGATCAAAAGGATTGTTACCATTACCCACAGGATTCCAACCCCATTGTATCTTTCTACTACTCTCTCGACCTGCAAAATCTGGCCTTGGATCTCGCAGGGCTTGCGGGTCATCTACCGGAAACTCACCCAACCTAAGTTGTGGTTGGTCTGGGTTCCAACATTCAGGACAAGCTTTTATATTTGTATCTCGCCCTTTTTGTATGAGATTCTTCAGTTCTTTAAGTCTATAACGAAATCCACAAATGTCACACTCCGCTACCGCTATTTTCGTGGAAGCGTACCTAGCCACTATATGACCCCTATGCGCGGTCTGTAGTAGTCTGAAGTTTTCTCTCTATCCTCTGCGGCTGCTAGGGCAAACGCCTCTTCATATACAGTTTTTAACATCGCCACCCTATCCATTAATTCAGGTGTTTTTAAAGCAATGTTGTACGCTAATCCTGCAACCAGACAAGGTAAGAACCTAAAATTCATGTCTGCTGTTTGTATCCCGCTACCCGCGTCTTGAATACGTCTGATACGCCAATACGCTATGACGTAAGTATCATTTTTGTCTGGAACAGGCCACAGATTTAACACAGGCGCATCTCTCTGTCTGTCTATCCACACCTGTATTGGCCTACCTTCAGTTAACTTATTAGGTATAGAAGCGAAAGTACCTACGCCTATCCTATTTAATGTAAGGTCAGACTGCGTGGAAGTATTACCGGAATTAGTTCTTATAACTTGTTCCAATAAGTCTATTGTATCTGCGGGTAGTGTGTATTGAGAAGAACCTTTGGTTAGAGTTACAGTGCCCTCTTCTATCGTCCATAGATTAACACCTCGATTTTGCCACTCTATCATCATCAAGTTCATAGACCTACGTGCTGTACGTAAGTCGTAACCAGAACGCATCTCTCGTCCAGCACGTTCCCACGCCTCTTCAGCGATCTCCGTAAAGTCCATATCAAATGCTGTTGTATTTGACGTTGCCATAGTTACTTACCTTTTCTAGCTCTTCTCAGAGCTTCTTTTCCACGTTTAGCTATAGCTGCCTGTTGTGGTTTACCTGCCACTTTAGCTCTTTGTTCAAGCACGGTCAGTATTTGTATCTTTCGAGCAAAAGGCTTATTTACATTCTTAACTTTTTTCACCGTGTCCCTAGCATCTTGCACGGTGGCGTATTTTATACGTACCGTATCTCTAGGGTTTTCGTCAGTATAGAGTCTTCTACCACTACCTTTCGGTTTCTTACCTGTTCCTTTCTTTGGGTCTGGCATTACATACTCTTTAAATAAGCAACAGCTTCTTTAACCAAATCATTCTTAGACTTTCTGCGATCTAACTCTAACCCGTGAAACCGCATCTCCTCTTCTATCTCTATCTTAGTCATACCGCTAAGATCAGATTTAGAAGGTAGCTTTACCGTTGGTTTAGCTTTAGGCTTTGCTTTAGGCTTTGCTTCTACTTTAGTCTCAGGTTGTAGTTCCTGTAACTTTGCTTTAGCTTGGCTTTCATCCATGAGATCGTACACAGTAATATCATAGGTACCATCCTCATTTTTAGTGCCTATCTGATATACAGGTAACCCTGTAGCAGAAAACACGCCATTCTGAAACACCTCAAGTTTTTTCATAAGTACTACCTCATTTTACAAGGACGAACCCCTCTTTTAGCGATACCCGCACCGCGTACTTTTTGTTTTGTTTTGGCTTTTGCTTTAACCAATTTTCCTTCTTTAAACGGCTTTTTAACCGCACCGCCTTTCATCATACCCCTGCGAGTTTTACCCTGTTGTTTATTCAAGTAGTCTCGCAGACTCATACCCGATGCTTCTAACTCTTCTTTAGTTACAGCAGCTTTCTCGTCACCTCTAACATTAGTAAAAGTAGCAAGCCCTTTTCTTTTAGCCTCTGCAACACTCCTAGCAGTGCCTTCTCTTAACGAATCAGCCGCAGACTTAACCTTGGGAGGTCTTTCCACTTTAGTGGCTTCTCGTGCAGTTTTTCGTAATTTGTCTCTTTCAAGAAACCGTTTGGTCCCTTTATCACCTGTTATTCTAGTCTTACCTACTGGCCCACTGCGATCTGCGTCTTGTCTGCGTTGCTCTACGGTTTTCTTTTTTGCTTTGGGTGGAGGCGCAGTGGGTTTTCTTGTGTTTTCGGTTTTCTTCGCCACAGGTTTTTTAGCTTCAGGTTCTTTGTCTCCTCCTCCACGAGTTGCTGCTACCCCAGCAGTACCAGCGGCAGCAGTACCTGCGGCTCCCGCTCCAAATTTTTGTCTACGCCTAGAACCTGCTATCTGTTCTTTTTTTAACTTTTCTCTTTCTCTTTTGTTTCTAGCAAGTCTTCTGTTTCTTGCAGCGGTAGTTTCTGAACCTGCTCTAATAACAGGGTCTTTACTTTGCGTCTCTTTTCTTACTTTTTGTGATTTATCTCTTTGTTTTTTTCTTAGCGCAGCTTCTTTATCTTTTAATTTTTTAGGGACTAAAGCTTCATCAACTTTTGATCTTGCGCTTTTAATTTTTTTAAGTCCTTTTTTTGCCAGTGCTGCGGCACCTCTAGCTATTAATGGAACTGCCATATTTAACTACTCCCTACATACAAAGTTTTCTTTCTGCGATCAGGCATAATAGCCTTGCCACATCCTTTATGGTGTCTACGTTTCCTAGCCAAACCACCACTACCAAATTTGACCTCTGCTGCTTTAGTATTCTTCACCACAGTCTTACCTCTGCTACCTTCTCGCTTTTTCTTTTTAGCAGTAGTAGCTCTCTGCTTGCGCGATAGGCTATTTGCCTTACTGCGAGGTAAACACCGATCAGGATTCTTCTTATCTTTAGAAGTACCGCATTTGCCTTTTATCTTGCCATCAGTGCCTATGCGAACCCAATCTTGGTCACGCCATTTCTTTAGCTCACCCATCTATTTTCTCTTTGATTTCTTACCATAGTTAGGGTCTTTACAATACTTACTAGCTGCCATATTTGCATAAGCAGAAGGATAAGTATCAAACGTGCGTTTCGCCCAAGCCTTACCTTTAGGGCAAATCTTGCCTCCGCTTTTGTAATATCTTCTCATATTAAGAACCTTTCATCTTAACCATTTTTGCAGGTCTAAAGCCTTTGGTAGCAATTCTAACGCCACGTACTTTACCTTTACGCTTGCCGCCCGCTGCGCCACCTTTTGAGTAGCCTTTTTTCTTCATAGGACCACCCATAGCATAACCCTTTTTCATGCCCCCCATGGCGTAGCCTTTTTTCTTTTTCATACCACCCGTAGCGTAGCCTTTTTTCTTTTTCATCATACCGCCAGCAGCCATGCCTTTCTTTTTCATAGGACCGCCACCCATAGCCATGCCCTTCTTTTTCACTTTACCTCCCGTGTTAAGAACACCTCTGCCTTTTAAAATATCTTTTTGAGTTACTTTGCCATCCCCAGTTAAATCAGGAAAATCCTTCTTCGCCATCTCCGTCCTCGCTGTATAAGTTGTTAAATACTCTTGCCGTATCCCAAACATACTCTACATCTTCTTTAGAGTTATAGATATGTTGGTTAGGTTTAAAGTCTGGTGCGCCTTCTCCTGTCTCGAACCAAGCAGGGTGGGTCACGCGAACTCTATTATTTGGTAATGCAACAATGTTACCTGTGTATTCTCCTGCGTCTAGCAGTTCTAACACATGGCTTTGTTTGTGTTGAGCAGGGTCATCTGCTATCTCACTGTCGGTATAATCCACAGTAAAATAGTATTTTGCGGGGTAGAACTCTCCATCTACTTTAGCTATCCAAGGTGCAGGAGTAGCTCTGTTTATCTTGTAGACCGCGTGTTCGTGTGACATACAATCCCAAGGCTGTGCGGCCCAAACAGGCAACTCTGTAGGCCACTCTTCCAAAGGGGTATCTCCAACTAGTGCTGTTATCGGCATCCTTGCCCACATAGCCCCACCATGTACGTTTGGTTCATCAGTGTCGTCAGACTCACACCCGGTAAATATGACCTGAAAACTAAGGCATCTATTAGGCATACTCGTAACAGCAACGACCATAGCGTGTAAGAACTCACCATGATACATCTCCATGTTCTTCGTATACTCTCTTCGCACCCAAGCTTTGAAATAAGGCACATTTGATTGTAAAAAAGCCACTTAACATCTCCACCTTCTTCTAGCCTGTCTTAGCCTAGAATTAGGATCTTTAGCCGCTTTAGGAAACTTCTTCATCTGCCCTGCAGAACGAGCGCAGAAGGATTTTCTTCTTGCTGCTCTTTTACCCGTAGGTTTCTTTTCTGTTACGGCTGTTTGTAATTTGCTTCCGGGGTTGTTTCTACGATATTTAGCAACCCCTTTAGCAGTCATGCCAGCACCCGATTTAGTGGGTCGTTTATCCCCACTCTTAACCGACATGCCTTTCATGCCTTTCCCTTTTATTCTGCCGCCTCTCTTATAATAAGCACGCATGTTAAGAGAAGAATGTAGTCATCGCTGTAAGGTCTGTTACTGCGGTAAAGGTAACAAACCCTCCACCCGCAAATAAAAGACCGTCATCAGGAACGTCAGGGTAAGAGTTGGTGCTCACTCCTGCAACCGTAGCAAACTGCATTTTTATGGTCCCCGTGCCAGAACCTTCTCTAAACACAATAGTAGCGGCTGAACTACCGTTGACCACATAAATACCACGTAGTCGGCAACGTGCTACGGAGATAACTCCACAACAACTAGTGCCAGAACCTGCGCTAACATTACCCGCTGAAGAACCAGAAGTGGCTATCTGAGTCACTGTTTTAAAGAACTTAGTTCCTGTTGCAGTGCCAGAGTCAGCCCCTGTAATTACTTCAGTCTGAGCATCGTTAGATTCATCCGTTCCAGTAACTGTAAAAGTAATACCAGAATCATCAGACGCAGAAAGTATGGTGACGTTTCTAGGGGAGTCCATAGTAACAGACCCTCCACTGGCTAGTGCGCCTCCGATAGTTAAATTAGCGGCTCCACTAACACTAGCAGCAGTCGAAATACCGTCTGGATCTGCGGCAGCAGCAGTTATAAAACTGGATGTTACATCACTACCTGAACCTTTTAAGGCCATAGTAATTTACCTCCAATTAAGATGCTACATCATAGCCGACAACTTCAATCATAAACCGCCCAGCAGTATATGTTGCATCGCCAGTGCCTTGACTCACAAGGTATAAGTATTGGTCTGCTGCAATGTCTCCACCAGCAACCATTGTTCCAGCAGAAGCAGCGCCAGCATTAATAATTTGAGTTTCTGTCAAATCACCAATAGCAGTGTCATTAACACCTGTACCCTCTGTAGCAGAATACAAGTCAATGTCTGTGCTTCCTCCAGCAGGAGTTTCTAAACAAGTCATGGTAACGCCAAACACTGTGCCTTGATTAGCAGTGGTTACTTGCCCGATAAACGCAACACCAGAACCATCTTTACCAATAATGTCACCTGCAGTGCCACCGTCTTTCAAACCTGTTAGATCAATCATAATGGTTGACTTGACAATGTTGACGTTTGTATCTACATCGCTTTTTAAACGATTAACTTGAGTGACGTAAACAGCGGCAGTGCCTTCAATACCTGCACTTCCAGTAGCTTCAACAGCCCACTTATCACCACTAGTTACGGTAACCGTACCAGTAGTAGCGTTCTTTGAAACCATTTGAAACCCCTTTTCGGAACGAACGGGGCCGTTAAAAGTAGTTTTAGCCATGTATCCTCCTGTCGTGGCTAGTGTCAGTCATAAGACTGTCAGGATAGAACAAAAAGGGGGGCTTTTACACCCCCCTCATATCATGCTCCGGGTGAACCGAAAATGCCAAGCGGATCTGATACTCCAAATGAATATCTTTCCCTCGCTTTATAACGGCTGTTACCCGTATCAAAGTCAGCATCCATAGATGTAGACATCGGAGTTCGCACAAAGTGCTTGAGTCCGTTGGGTACGTCAGTCATTAAGAACCACGCATCTGTGTCCGTCAGATAATGATTAACTGAGTATCCACCGGGGATAGCACCATTGTTGCGAAGCGCATTGATATCGTTATCTGCGGTTCCAACTCTTCCTTCTGTTTCTAACAATCGTGTTGCCACAAACTGTAGGTCAGACGGAATGATTAGCTTAGTTGGCCTAGCGGCAATCAACAAACCACGCTCGTCCGTCCAACCAGCGATTTGAATGACAGCGGCTTCCAAAGAAGTCTCATTCAAGTCGGCATTGGTGCCGGGGCGGTTTGAGTTAGTACCACCTGATACTAATGGGTGAGCAGTAGAACACAAAGTCTGTCCGTCACCATAAGTAGTACCAGCAGCAAAAGCATTGTTTAATACAGCAGCAGCTTTTACTTGCTTGGTATAAGCCATTGCACGAGCCAATGCCTTGGTGTATCTAGCGGAGAGGGAGTCGTAAAGGTTGTCCTCTATAGCTTCCTCCGTCACTGAGAAACCCATTGCAATGGTTTCGTGTGTGTACCTAGCTGTGAAAGTCTCTTGAGCATTGTCATATTCGATGGCAGAGCCTTCGTCTTTAACAGGTGCCGCAGAAAAACCAGACAGCTTGGTTTCTTCTTCAAAAGAACGATCAGAAGATTCTGTTTCAAAAATCTCTGCGTGTTCTTCACCATACTTGGCGTACTCCAATCCGAACAAAGCGTTCAGTCCGGGTAGGAGTTCCTTTAGTAATTGGGCGCGTGATATTGCCATGTTACGCTACTCCTATATTCCGGTTGTATTATCGAAGGCATGTCCAGCGTTCCACTTGACAAGAGCCTCTGTGAAGCCACCTGAAGAGTTTTTAGTCTCTTGCACTAGATCGACAATGCGAAAAGGTAGCGAGCTAGTTGTTGCGGAAGTGTCAGATATGGCACTCTTAGAATTACCAGTAATGGTACTACCAGTGTTATCCACACCAGCTACATTAGCACCTATATCAGTAATTGCCAGATCACCAATCGTTTCGCCCGAAGATACAACTGCTACTTTGAACAGCACATCTGTGGCATCTACAACGTAAGCTTGTATATCAGACGCTGCCGTACTAGCAGGATAATACTGCTTGAACGTAGGCTGACTTGTACCGGGATCAGTAAATGAACACCCTAAAAAGACACCAATAGGTGTCATGGCAGCATCAAACGTATCACGCTCGACAGTGCCTCCGGTAACGAGTTTAACAGCGTCTCCGTAAAAAATATCAGTACCATAACCACTAGCAATAGAATAATGCCGAGTCGTACCAACAAAAGGGACACCGCTTAACAGTTTTACCGGAAGTAGCCCATAAGGGGCATCAATAGTTGGATAAGCCATCGCTTATACACTCCTATAGTTAAGTTCCGTTTCCAAAAGTAACTTTCGTCTTTCTATCATTAAAGATAGGCATACGAGCATCACTTTCTCTCATGAGGTTGTTATCCACGGACTGCATCTGAGATTTAGTTTGAGTTTCGTAGTATTCGCTACGCTCCTCTACCATCTCTTTTGGAGCCTTACAAAGCATCAATCCACCCATCACTATATTGTCGGAAAACTTCTCGTTCTCTACGCTGACTAATGTAATCTCTGGATGATCTACCGCTTTTACTGGTTCCCAACCTTCTCTTAATTTAGAGGAAACATTTGTGGCATCAGTTGTACCACGAGACGCTACCCGTATCCAACGGAAAGTATATCCCTCTTCAGGCGTGGGAGAAGGTAAAACTTCTGGTCGCTGCCAATGCCTTTTTCGGGTTGTTCTTTCCCTTGTTTCTAACTGACGGTCTAATCTATTCTCAGCCATTGTCGTTCCTCATATCTAATGCCAACTGTTTGGCGTACTGTGCAGGGGTAAGCCCTAATCGTTTTGACAAAGCAACTTGCGTTTGCGTTAACCTAATTTTTTTAGGTGCTGTGCTCCGCGTTGCGGGTGCAACCACATTACTTGCTTTTTGTTTAGGTGTACTTACCTCCCGTTCATTGGTTTCCTCGAATAATTCAGGAAACTTTTCTTGCATACGAGAATTTATTTTCTCGTAGTATTCGTCACTATCTGGAGATATTCTCTCCACTTCTGTGATATGTCTATGCAGACCTAAAGCAAAGGCCGTCTCTGGTTCATGGTTACTATGCCCGAACCAAGTATTTTGTTTTCTCCACTCTGATGCCCTTGGATCTGGCACATGTCTGTTTGTGGGTTGTTCTTGTACATTAGGGGTATTCTGTACTTCTTCTGGAGAATCTTCAAGTGTAACTAAACGATCTGCTTTTATTTTTGCATTAGTAAAGCGTTCTTGAGCACTTAAAAGAGCTTCTGTATCACCTGACTCGTGCGCTGCTTTAAACGCTTCTTTTGCTTGTGATAGTTCTCCATCAACACTGTGCCTAGCTTGTTTGAGTAGAGCCTCTTGATTTTTTCCAACGGTATCTTTGAGTGCTTTATTTTCAGCCAACATATTCTGCATTGCCTGTTCAAGCTCATCGCGTTCTCTTTGAGCCGTTTCTTTAGCTCTCCGTTCATCGTGATACCCTTTACTAAAGTGTCGTATTCTATTACGTACTTTGTCTGAATAGTTTTCCAACTCTTCTTCAGTGACATCTTCAGGTGGTTCAGACGGGGTACGATTCCTGTCTTTTTCAGGTACGTCATTAATTATCTCCACCTCAGGTTCAGGTTCAGGTTCAGGTTCAGGTTCAACCGTTGCCTCAACAACAGGTTTTTCGGTTCCCGGTATTTCTATTTCTATTTCGCTAGAAGGTTCTATCTCTATCTCAGTGCTTGTTTCAACAGCATCGGGATCAGGAAACTCAAATTCTACTTTTTGAAATGGCATGATAAGTCCTTATACTCGTGATATTCCAGTTGGGTCGGGCACGACAGCTTCTATGGAGTCATCGTTCATAAGACGATACTCAGTGCCACCTATCCTAAAGCGTGTGCCTGAATTAGCACGAAACATGACGTAATCGCCTTGTTTGCACCATGCACCTGTAGGAAAGCGTTCTTTATCGGCATATGCTTGTTCGCCCATATCTACAACCAATCCTATTATCGACATGATATGTTCTTCGTTTCTCGTCTGTGACGATTTAAGAAGATCCGTGCCATCAAATGTCTCTTCTACCTGCGGCAGTGCTATAAGCACTCTATACCCCACAGGTAAAGGAATCATTGCTTCTAACTGTTCTTCACTTATATTTTCAGCTTCACTCATCATCGTGTTCCATGTAATTGCGCGAGAGGTCTTCTACAGTTCGCCAACAGGTTTCCAGACCTCGAATGTAACCTGTTGTCTCTTTATACTGGGCAAAGTCTTTAGCTCCTCCAGACGCAAGAGATTCTATAGCAGAAGCTTTGTCTTCTTCAAACTTTTTCTTTAATACAGTAAATAAGTTATCTGCCATTATTCTTGTCTATTTTCTTGCATGGCACTCAAAAGGTCCATATCCATTTTATTTTTTTGTTTTTCTGTATCTAAAGCTAGTTTTACTCCTGCTTTTTTAGCTTCCAACTCTAACTCTTTTTCTTCTAGTTGTAGCTCTTTAGCATCCATCAACGCATCGACTGTATCTTTCTGTTGTTTACGTTTTTGCTCTGCAACTTTAAGTTGGATGTCTGCGGTCTCTTTCTGTGCCTTCTGTTGTACTTCTTGTGCTTTTAATTGTAGCTCTTGCTGTTGCATTTGGATTACAGGATCTTGCGCCTTCTGCTGTGCTTGCATTTGTGCAGCTTTCTGTTGGTTACTTTGTGTTAGCTGCTGTCCTGCTTGAGCTACCAATCTAGCTAAAGAAGATTCTACTTCTTCAGATAGTTCTGAATTTGGAGGTGGTAGAGGTGCACCCAGATTCTCTTCTATTCGTTGTCTGTATAAGAACGCATAGTGTTCCATGATATGTGCTTGTAATGCGGCCATTATCTTACCTGCTTGCGGCCCTCTACCCAACGCTTGAGCAATCATAGGATCACGCATAAATGATTCGTGAGCAGCAATATGCGCTGCATGGTCTTGGTAGATGAACGCTTTTAGAGGTTTACCCATAAGTACATTCATATTCTCGCTAATCGGGTCTAGCGGTTGTGCATCATCTTCTGTAGGTACAAGTTTGTCTGCGTTCTTTATACCTAGAACTTCTATCATCTGCCTATGTAGTTGTGGAAGATTGTATATCTGTGGGGCAGATTGTGCCATTTGTAATACTGCTTGGTATTGAACTACCCTTTGTGCCATCGTGGAACTGTTAGGATCACTGACAGGTATGACATCTACCAACATGTAATCAGATTGTCTTGCGCTAATCTCTCCACGGTTAGGCTGATACCCATACTCTGCAGGGGCATATTCAGCCATGATTGCTTTGAGTAATTTAAACTCTTGTTTCATGGCATAGTGAACACGAGCTTGTACTGCCGCCATGGGCTTCAGAGTTCTTTCCAATAATGCCAAGGTAGTACCTACGGGTGCGTTAGCTGACATGTCAGAGATATTCATATCGCTAATTGCCCCTAACCTACGGCCCTCTGTGGTTATTTTGTCAAGTAAAGCCAGCAATGTTTGGCTAGGTTCTTTGTAGGGTAGCGGCATAATGTTATCTTTTATACTACCAGACGGTACATCCACATCTTTAAACTCTCCCGGTTCTATGGGTTTATCATCACCTGTGACTCGTAGCCCGCGAGACTTCAAACCCCCCGGAAGGTTAGCAAGCGTACCTGCGTCCACTAACTGCCGTATGATAGATGTACCTGCTTTAGCGTACCCCCCTACGATGTGTATGAGTCCAAGACCATAGAAGCCAAATCCGGGGACGTAAGCATAATGTACAAAGTGTTGGCGTTTTAACTGTAGCCTGTCATCAGGATTCCAGTTTCTCCTTATGGCTAACACCGTGTTATAACCTCTTTCCACAGTAACTACATACGGTTTGGCTATGTCATCCTCGTCATCTATGCCATCTATGACCATATCTGCATGTATTTCATAAATAGCATACCTATCATCATCAGACATAGAGTACCCACTATCTTTTGCCTTTCTCTCCTCTATATCAGAGTGGTAGGGCGTGGGGTCTCCCAAGTCTATGTCCCTGTAAAAGCCACTAACCTGTAATTTACGCAATTCGTTCTTAGTTTTTCGCATAACGTGTGTTACACGCTCCGCAGTTTCTATATTTGACGCTCCATAAGGCACAATTACGTCCTCTGCGGGTATGTATATGGCAACTTGCCGCCCTAAATTAGGGTCAAAATAGACTTTTTTGAACGCAGACCCCGATAAACCCAAACTATAGAGCAATCTTTCGTGTTCTGACCGATATTCGACCATTTTTTCGGTCAATTCGTAGTTCATATCCGCTTTTACACGGTCTGCGGCCTCTAATTTGTCCTTATCTTCCTCCCCTATCACCTTTGTCCGTACTGGACCGGACGCGGGGAAGGTCTCACTCATGGCTTCTGCCTGAAAACGTATAGCAGCTTCGGATAAAACAGTAGAAAACACACCACAAGCACCTTGAAAAGGCTCCGCACGTTCTTCTATCTTGAGGCCGAGCAGGTCAAGCCCTTCTACGAAGGTGTCTGCCCACTCTTTTCGTGCATCCATATCGGATGCAACCAGCCCCATAACATCATCTGCGAGTAAAGACAGGGCATTTTCGTCTAAAAACTCTGCCAAGTTCGCATCAAACTGGGTCATGTCTCCTATTTTAGCGTCAGGCACTATGGTTATCTCCATACTACCGTCATCTAGTGTGACCATTTCAGGGTCAACTATCTCTATTTCTAGCCCAGCCCCCTCTTTTGCCTCTTCTTCGAGTCCTTCCGGTGCTGCGTATAACCCTTTTTCAATAGCCATTAGTAGTATCCACCCCGCCTTTGCTTGAAGTAGCGTGTTTCTTCTGGCTCATCCGTTGGTAGACGGATAAACCCACCTTGTCTAAATCTCATTAGTGCCATAACTGTGCTATCCACGAGGTCATCATGGCTCATAAATGGAAACCCTGCAATCTCTTCTATAACTTCTTCTGCCCACCTCGTTATCGGCATCCACACCATACCTGATGCTACAATATCTGCAACCGAATTCAACCGTGCCAGCTTGTCTCCCGACCCCCTGTGTGGCGTGTACTCCTGCACGGGCAGTCCCATGCGTCTCATCTCCTGATACAGGGCTGTCCCCGCGCTCTTCTTCTCCACGATAAACGCATCGGGTTCCCAATCCCTATACTCGTCCATCGCTAGGTCTTTTAGTTCAGGAAACTCAAGACGCTTTTTTATACTATTAAGCAGGATGATGTGGTGTGCGTTTTCTTCTTCGTTAAAAAATACCCCCCACGTAGTGAGCGCAGTATAGTCAGCGCGGTTGTGAGTTTCCGCTGCTGCATCTAGGGACATTATGATGTACTCACACGTAGGGGGTTGTTCCTGCTCCCACGACTGCCACCACTCTCGTTTTACTAGAGCAGCTTCTTCTGCCGTGGGTTCCTGCTGATATTGTGCGTTCCATTGAAAGGTCGGCATCGATGCCTTGGTACGTAGTAACGCTTCCAAATCAAAAAACTCAGGCCACAAGGGTTTCTGTATGGGTTTGTTCTCTTTATCAGCCGTGTCCAGTATGGCAGGGAACTCCACCACCTCGTACTGGTCAGAGCGGTCATTGTTCACCATGTCCCGTGTCACCCTGCCCGTCAGGTCGTCCATGTGCCATCTGGTTTGTATGATTGCCACACGGCCTCCCGGCATCAGACGAGTCCGTGCTCCAAAGGTAAACCACTCGTAGGCTTTCTCAAATACCTCAAAGTTACCGTTAATCACATCTTGCTCAGAGTGGGGGTCGTCCACCAATAATAGGTCTGCACCTCTACCTGCGATAGACGAGCCGATACCACAGGCGTAGTATTCCCCACCCACATTTGTATTCCATCTACCTGCTGATTTAGAGTCGGCTGACAAGGCCACCGTAGGGAAAATACTACGGTACTCGTCAGTGCTTATCAGGTTTCGAACTTTTCTACCAAAGTCTACTGCCAGATCAGTCGTGTGTGACACCATCATCACTTTCTTATTCGGGTTCCTACCTAAGAACCACGCTGGGAAGTAAATAGATACTAACTGTGACTTACCGTGTCTTGGTGGTATGTTGACACATATCCTGTCTTTGTTGCCCTGCTCGATATCCATGAGCATCTTCGCCAGTATGCGGTGGTGTTGGCCCACAATGTAATCCGGTTGCATACGTTTGCAGAACTCGATCAGGTCGTTGAAAGCCAACTCATTCTGTCTACGGGAGGATAGCTCATCAACAATACGATCTATCTCTACTACCTCGTCAGGCGAAAAAGAATCGATGTTATCCAGCATCTTCTGGATTTCTTCTTCCGAAAAGTCTAACGCAGCCTCAGTCATCGTAGTCTTCTATGCCTAACTCCTCATCTACATCCACGACAACTGCTTCTTCTACCACCTCTCCTGCGACCAGCTTCTCCAGCTTGCCTTTTAGCTTCTCACGCAGGTCATCCGTGGACTGATGCGTGATCGTCACTTCTGATTTCTCAGAAAAGAGACCCACATCTGATATCTTACCTAATAGTTCCAAAGCTCTCATGCGAATACGCGGATCGGGGTTTTCAGACTCCAGCACTAACTTGTTGGTCACCATGTGTCTGATATGTAAAGAGTTTTCGACAACAGACTGCCCAAACTCCTTGAGTATTTTATCGGTCATTATTAACGATGCGGGTGTGAGGGTAGCAGCTTTTTTTAACGTGACCTTCTTAGACGTACCTTCAGGGTCTTCTGCGTAAGCGGCCACTAACTTAGCGGCATTCTCTTGGTCTTCCTTTGTTACTTCTAGGTCTAGCCCGTGTTCGGCCAACTCTGCTGCGGTGGTAGCTGCGGCCTCCATCTTTTCGGGTAAGTCTAGCTCAAGGTCGGATTCAGGTATATCTACCGCTATTTCAGGTTTTACCTTCAGTGTCATATGTAGTCGCAGGTGTTAGCCGTAAAACGGATTTATACATGAAAAAAATTTTTTTACAAGGGGGGACTTAAATTAACAAGGGGGGTGTTCCCTGTGAGAGGGGGGTCAAGACCAAACTCAAAATTTTACAAGTCGTTCGTGCAAATTAGTAATATATGGTCGCTGATGGTACCTAATCTAGTAGCGGGGGGTAGGGGTAAGTACTTGCGTGTATCTATTGAGTAATCTCCCGATTGTGAGATAATGTTTGCAAGTCAGGGCAATCCTGCCTTGGCAAAACCCATGCACCTCAAATGAGGTGCAACAATCAAGGAGATTGAAAAATGAGTAAGTTACAAAATACTCTGGGGGCTACCGCTGTCTATGACATGGTAGCAGAGATTAACAGCAAAGAATTCACTGCTACGCAGGTGGATTTGAGCAAGAAAAAATTTACCGCTGAGATCATGCAAGGTATCGCAGGTAATACGCTCGCGCTGTTACAAGCGGATCGTAATGCGGCTGGTGCGGTTACCGAACTGGCCGAGAGCGGAGCAGACTGGAGACATTACATCCCGTTTGGCTCTGAGGCCATGGGCGTCAAATCACCGCATAACAAAGCCTCCTCTGATTTGATCAATAGAATCATCGCGCTGGCATTGTTGAACGATCCGAATTCAAAATGGGGTAGGCACCCGCTTAACCCACACCTAGTTTGGATTCATACACAGACTGCTTCACAAGCGCTGTCTTTGAATTTCGAAAAAGGCGCGGATGGTAAAATGACCATGAAAACCGATGCCGATTCATCTCTTAAGGAGATATTCGGAAACGAAGCTACGTACGAAGCGGTCAACAAGGCCAAGCGCGAACTATCAGGCCGCGTATCTACTTACAGAAAACGTTTGATGGAGAAACTCGCCAAGCGTGTTGAAGTAGTTACGTTAGACGATGGGCAGGTGATCGAACGTATTGCCGATCCCGTTGTGCTGGCACATTTCGATAAGGTCCAAGCCGAGAAACGGGCCGAGAACGAAAAGGCTGAGGC